AGGGACTGTCGCCTATTGGTTAAGGCCCACTGCTTATAACGGTGTGAATCGGGTTCAATTCCCGACAGTCCTACCTTGCGAGTATGGCGGAATCGGTAGACGCACCAGACTTAAAATCTGTTGAGAATTAATCTCGTGGGAGTTCAAGTCTCCCTACTCGCATCCTAATAAATAAAAGAAAATTTTGATCATGCTTGAAGAATTTTGTAGTTATTTTGAGGGATATTTTAATAATCAAATGCAGGCTTTCAACTATCCTAGAGAGTTTGCAATGATTGAACTTAATCATCGTCGCATTGAAGGAACTAACAGATTCACTGTTACTCAAGGATATGTGATGGATGGAGATCCTTATCGATCCGTAGAAATTGAAGTCATTGACGATTCAGATAACGACCAAGTAATTCTAAAAACATACAAGGATGGAGAACACATCCCTGGATGTGATTGTGTATTCCAAAAAGTCGATAATGAATTTCATGGTGACATCACTGGCAAAGAATGTTTTGTCCAACGTGGGATCAAGAATACGTATATGCAATCCTCTGCCAAATTAGGTGATGGATATTATCATGTAATCGATCAGGGATTTGACCCTGAAAATGATGAACAACTTTGGGGATCTCGTCATGGACACTTCGAGTTTGATAGAAAATAATTGCCCTTGTAGCTCAGTGGTAGAGCAGCTGTCTTGTAAACAGCAGGTCGTCCGTTCAAATCGGATCGGGGGCTTATGAGAGTAAGTTACGAAGTAGAACCTTTCCCCTATGTTCTTATAGATGAACTCTATAATCAATGGGAATTGGAAGAACTATGGGAAGAGATGGACTATCTTTGTAGTCCAAGAAGATTGATGGTTGCTGATACAAATAATGGTTCTGCAACTGATCCCGATGGAGAACTTCTAAAGTTTACTCATTGTCAGTATCTTGAGGACGTATATCAAAATAGAAATCATTCAGCTATTTTACAAATAACTGAAAAAATCTTTATGGAGGATAGTAAGTTCTTCATGAGTCATCCTCACTGGTTTTTTCCTGGAACCGCCTCTAACACCAACCAACATTTTACTCAACTTGTTTATTATGAGAACAATGATGAGTATAAGAGTCATAGAGATTGTTCTCAGTTTACCGTGTTAAATTGGTTTTACAGAAAACCAAAGAAATTTTCTGGTGGTAACTTGTATTTTGAAGACTTTGATCTGGAAATAGAGTGCTTAAATAATAGGACATTAATTTTTCCTTCAGTTATTAATCATGCGGCTAAACCCGTTATAATGGAGGAGAAACATATAGGACAAAAATATGGAAGATTCTGCATCTCACAATTTGTGTCCCGTAAATTCTAAGGAGTATGGTAAGTCCAAGATGAATATAAAACTCTGGTACAACAGTGCAATGGGTCAATGGCGTTGGACTATGACAGATAAAGACTTAAATATGGAAGCAGGACAACAACCTATGCTTCGTGATGCTTTAAATGATGTAGCAAACACGGTAGAACATATGTTAGATAAGTCTGGGTACTTGCCAGAAAAGATAGATTTAGATAAGATAGATTATGGTGGTACTCACCAGTAATCCCTTCCGTGTGACTATAGAAACCTCCCTTTAACGAGGGAGGTTTTTTGGTGTCTAAATATAAAAAGAATAGATTTGTCACTGTAGGAAAACGAGATGCCCCTAAGTAGATTAGAGAATTTCCTAAAGAATGCTGAAGGTAATATCCTGTATGTAAACCCTTCTGACTTTGACGCAACCGATAGTTATGAAAATAGAGGTAATTCTCTAACAAGACCTTTCAGAACTATCCAAAGAGCTCTGATTGAATCTGCTAGATTCTCATACAGAGCAGGAAGAAATAATGATAAGATTGATAGTACTACGATTCTAGTATATCCAGGCACACACTACATTGACAATAGACCTGGACATTCTATTCAATCGAATGGAAGTACTGCGGTATTCAAAAAATATGTTAATGGTGTATGGCAAACAGGTGGGGCAGAACTAACTGAGTTTAACGAAAATACTAACTTTGATATTTTTGACGAAGAGAACGATCTATACAAATATAATAGTATCCATGGTGGCGTTATCCTACCTAGAGGTACATCCATTGTAGGTCTTGACCTCAGAAAGACCAAGATTAGACCTCTATATGTACCCGATCCTCTGAATGATGCAGTAAAAGAAACTGCAATCTTCCGTGTTACTGGTACTTGTTACTTTACTGCATTCTCATTCTTTGATGCAGACCCAGCGAGACAGGCATATACAGACTCTACTGCTAAGAAAGTCAATCCAAGATTCTCTCACCACAAACTCACTTGTTTTGAGTATGCTGATGGTGTTAATAATGCAGTTCTAGGTGATGATGTAACAGATCTAACTGATCTTGAAATGTATTACTTCAAGGTCACTTATGCTTATGGTGACTCTGGCGGTAGAGGACTTGCTGATTATCCTTCAGCATCTTCCCTTGATTTTGAACCATCTGTTGATGAATTTAGAATTGTTGGTGACTTAACAGCAAACCCACTGGGTATTACTAGTTTGAGATCTGGTGATGGTGTCATCCCAACTCAAGAGATTACTGTAATTACCAGTAAGAATCATGGACTGTTTAAGGATACTCCAGTTCTAATTTCAGGTATTAGTACAAACGTTGATGCTTATAATGGTTCTTTCGTTGTCAAAGATGTTCTGAGTGACACGAAATTCACCTATGAGACCACATCAACTCCAACAGATGTCTTACCTACTCTAGATAAATTCAACAACTCACAGATCATTGTAGAGTCTGATAGTACATCATCTGCATCTCCATATGTATTCTCTTGTTCGCTGAGATCTGTTTTCGGTGTCAATGGTCTACATGCTGATGGTAGTAAAGCAACTGGATTCAAATCCATGCTTACTGCACAGTTTACGGGCATCTCTCTTCAGAAGGATGATAATGCCTTCATGTTATTTGATGAGACAACTAACATCTATAATGATAATGAAACTGTAAGCGACGATCAGAAACCCTTACACACTAATTCTAGAGCAATCTACAAACCATCTTTTGAGAACTTCCACATGAAGTGCTCGAATGATTCTATCATTCAGTGTGTTTCTATCTTTGCTATCGGTTTCGCAAAACACTTCGTTGCTGAGTCTGGTGGTGACCAATCTATCACCAACTCGAACTCCAACTTTGGTTCAATCTCTCTAGAATCTGCTGGTTTCCAGGCAAACTCTTTTGATAGAGATGACGTAGGTTATATTACACACATCATCCCACCAAGAGAACCAGAGAGAAGAATCTCCAACATTACTTGGTTGCCACTAGATGCAACTAAGATCGTCTCTGCTGCTACAACCAACAAACTGTGGTTGGCTAACTTCAAGTCTGCGGATGTTCCACCCCCAGGTGAACTAGATGCATATAGAATTGGTGGTAAGAGACAAGATAAACTATTCCTACAAACAATTACTGGTACTGCTGTAAGTACTTTCAGTTCTCCAATTCTAATGGATGTTCCTGGGGGAACTGGTCTCAGTACAGAGGCATTTAAGACAAATGTTGTTGGTAGAGCTGCTGGTATTAACAGTATCTCCACTAACATTCTTACCTTTACTAAGAATCACCAACTATTCAACGGTGAAAAAATCAGAATTTATGCTGATACTGGTGAAATGCCTGCAAACCTTGAGGCAAATAAGATTTACTATGCACTAACAACTGGTCTGAATCCTAACCAGATTAAAGTTTCCACCAGTGTCAATGATGCTGAAGCAGGTAATAACATCACAGGTATTACTAATGGTGGTGGTGAAATCACCGTTCTTAGTACAGTTGCTGATAAAGTAACTGGTGAACCAGGACACCCAATTCAATTCGATGATACAGAAGGTCAGTGGTATGTAAACTCTTCACCATCAACTTTCTTTAACGAGATTTATACTGGTATTACTGGTATTGGAACTGATATTGTCGGTGAAGTAACTGGTGGTACATTCATCCAAAGACAAATTGATGCTAGAGGTATTGAAGAAAGAATCTATAAAGTTCGTTATGTCGTTCCTAAAGAGTTTAATAATGGCCGTCAACCATCTGAAGGTTTCATTCTCCAAGAATCCAAGAGTGTTGGTGTTGGATCTGCATCCTTCTTAGATGTTAGTGTTAGTGATCCAACTCAACTTAGAAACCCACGTATCATTACACTTGCATCTTATAACAGTGTAACTGAACGTGCTACAATCAAGACTGAAAAGGAACATAACTTTGTTGCTGGTGACCAGGTTATTATTAAAGGCGTAAGTAGTGCAAATAATACTGTTGCTACTGCAACTTCTGCATATAATGGAACTTTTGAAGTTTATCAGGTAGACAATCCAAGAACATTCCAAGTTAGTGTAACTACTGGAGATCCTGGAACATTCCTTAACCAAGTCAACCAAAGAAGTACACAACAACAGGTTGAAGCTCTACCAACTGTACAAAGAAGTAGATATAAGGATTCACTTTACATTTACAACTCCAGACAAATCAGAGAACACATTCCTGGTGCTGATGGTCAAGATGGTGTATATGCGGTCACTCTTCTTTGTGGTTCTATTAAACCAGATCAAAACATTGGTTACGGTGTAAGTCAGAAGAAGTTCTCTCAGAATGTAGTAGATCTTTATCCTCAGGGTGATAGAGATAACTATAATTCTGATCCTGGTCCTGCTATTTCTCATGCTCGTAAGTCACCTCTAGGTAAAGTTCTTACTAATGACAAGAGAAACTCTGTTACTAGAGAGGGTGAGGAGATCTTCCTAGAAAATAATAATATTGCGTTTGCAGTAAATAGTGCCACGATTACTGGTACAGGAAACACTACTGTTACTCTGAATCTAACCAGAAATCATGGATTTAATAAAATTAAGTCTATGTCCATCACAAATGGTGGTGCTGGATATAACAATGCTGCAGGTGTTACTACAACAATCTATGCTGCAGATCTTCTTACTTCCACTGGAGGAACTGGTGAAGGTGGTGTAATTAGAGCGAATGTTTCAACTGGAAATACTATCGCTTCGTTTAGAATTGTTGAACCAGGTGGTGCATATGGTATTGGTGATACTATGACAGTATCAGCAGAACCTGCTGGTGATCCATCAACCTTCGCAATTCTAACAGTTGATGATATTTACAATAATATCGGTGACTCACTAGAACTTTCTGGTTTTGCTACTCCTAAACTGAATGGTGTCTTTAAGATTATTGACGTTCCTGATGCAAACACTGTTGTTGTAGAGAATGACGTTAATCTTGAAAGTAATGTCTACAAACCTAGAAATGATAGTAGACTACCACTTGTTACATATGCTGGTAAAGGTCTAATCTTTGATAGTTTAGATTATAATCCAGAAGCAGGTATTGCTACAGTAACTGTTGAGAGTGCTCACAACTTCTTACCTGGTAATACTTTTAGAGTTGTTGGTAGTGGTAACACTTTCTTTGGACTTGAAAAGTATCAAGTTCTTGAGAATGTAGGAGTTAACACCTTCACATTTACTGCGGGTGTCTCTACTGTTGCACAAACAATGGCAACAGGAACTACAATTCAAAGATATGGTCTCTCCTCACAGGGTAAACCAGTTGGTGCTGGTGAAGAGAACTTAGGTGGTAGATCCACTCCAATGTATGTTGGTATTCAAACTACTCTGGCAAGTCCTGCAGCTAAAACTGATATTAGTATTACTGTAACTGATTCGGACGGTTTTGGTCTTGGTGATTACATCACACTGGGTGATGAAGTCATGAGAATTAAAGCAAACCCAACCAGTAATACTTTACAAGTAGCTAGAGGTCAGTTTGCTACTCCTGCAAACGTTGGTGTAATTGGTCAGGTTATCCAGAAGATTAAGATTCTTCCAATGGAGTTACGCAGACACTCCATTCTTCGTGCATCTGCACATACATTTGAATATCTAGGTTTCGGTCCTGGTAACTATTCAACTGGTATGCCTCAGGTTCAAGATAGAATCTTGAGTGATGATGAAGTTCTACTTGCACAAGCAAGAGAACAAGATGGTGGTGCAGTTGTTTACACTGGTATGAATGACCGTGGTGAATTCTTCACTGGTGCAACTAAGGTCAACGGAACTACTGGTGAAGAAACTACAATCGGTGCTCCTAAGATTACTTACTTCGGTGATGAAAGTAAGAGTGAAGTTCTTAGTGCAAACAACGGCATCTTTGACGATCTGATTGTTAAGAACGCAATCACTGTTGAAGGTGGTGTAAACCAAAACAGAACATCTCAGTTCTATGGTCCAGTATCTTATACTAATAAGGTAACTGTTTCTTCTGAAGAAGGATTAGAAACTAATGTCTTCTTCCTGAAAGGTGAGGCAGCACAGGCTAAAGAAATGACCGTGGGTATTCAAACACCCATCATCGGAAAGAGACCTGGTGACATTTCATTCAAGGCAATACCTGAACCTGGTGGATATGTTGGACACATATTTGCTGACAATGACTGGAGAAGATGGGGAGTAATTTCTATCGAGAAAGATGAAACCTTCCTAACTTTAGATAGAATTGCTATTGGTGAGACTGGTGGTAGTGCTGCGTTTGTTCACGATACAACCGCAGATGCTTTCCAAGTAAATGGTGTTACAAGAATCGATCACCTATTTGTTGGTGGTGCGGTTACTTTCGCACAAAACCAGACATTCTCTGGTGTTACCTATGAAACTGTCACAGTTAAGGATGAAATTACTTTAACTGGTACTGCAGGAACTGATAATTACGTCTTCAAAGTTACTGATGCAACTAAGATTGCACAGTTCTCTAATGTAGAGATCACTGGTGCGGCATTCACTTTCAGTAATAACACTCAAGTAACTGTAGAGAACTCTTTCGAGTCTAATTACACTGGAGTCTCTACATTTAAGGGAACAGTTGCAATGGGTCAACTGGAAGTCGTAGGACTTGCTAGTGCTGCAACTGGAATCTTTACCTCTGTGGAATGTGAATTCCTACAAGTTGGTACTGCTGCAAGTATCAAGTTAGGATTTGCTACCGACTTCTATGTTTATGATGACTTAGTTGTTCAATCAAATGCATATGTAAACACTGGTGTTGTTACTACTATCGAAGGTAGTGATCTAACGTATGATGAGATTACTGGTACAACAATTCAAGCGACTGGATTACGTGCAACCAACTTTGCAACACCAAATGCAAGAATTAATGTTGGTATCGTAACTACTCTGATTGTTCCACCTTATAATGTAAACACTGGTGATTCCTGGGCAGGTATCAGTACCGCATATATTGGTGTAGGTATTGTAACCACTCTAATTATTCCTAGTGGTGGTTGGATAGGTGCTCCAAATGCATATATTAACTCTGGTATTGTCACCACAATATCTGGTACTGATCTAACTTATACTAATGTAAATGCAAACAACATTTACTCTCCATATATTGCTGGTCAAACAGGTGGAGATCCCGCTGGTGCTGGTGTTCTTTATGTTGCAAATGCAGAGGTTGGTTCTAAACTCTGGTTGAGTGGAAGTGCTGCAGGTGAGGGTCTAAGAGCAAATGTTGGTATTATCACTTACTTCGGACATAATGCTAAGAGTGTATTAGGTAACCTTGACAGTCAAGGCAACAACATGCACATCAATGCAGGTTCAGAAGGTATTGTTCAGGCAAAACAATTCAAATCTACAGTTGCTCAAGGTGCTGCACCATTTACGGTTGTATCTAACACTAAGGTTACCAACCTGAATGCTGATTTACTTGATAATAAGACTGCAACTAATGCAGCGGATGCCAGCACTATTATGTCTCGTAATAGTAATGGAAACACTGCGGTTAATAAACTAACATCCGCAGAAATTGATAACAGTGGAGACATTGAGACTGACACGTTTAATGCCAATACCGCAGATATTACTACTCTGAATGTCACTGGTAGTATTAACGGTAATGACAATTATCCACTGATTAATAAATTCAGAATGGGTAAGTATCTGGAAACTTTCAACGATAAGGGTAATCAGAGTGGTGGTACTAATCTGAATTGTGGTAGTGCCAACAACTTCAGAGTTAGAATCACGGGTAATACCAATATAAATTTCACTAATGTTCCTGTTGACAGCAACGATTCTGGTTCTGACATTTATTCTATGCAAGTTCTTGTCGTCAATGGAACTGGTGGTGCTAGTTTGACGTGGAACGCTAGTATAAAGTGGCCTGGTGGCGTTACACCACAGAGAACTACTAATAATAATGCTCAAGACATCTGGGTCTTTATTACATATGATGGTGGTTCTAACTGGTACGGAAACCTCTCACTACCTGACCTCAAGTAGTGATAAATAAATTATCTTATGATTTAGCGTATGACTACAACAGAAGTGTCATGTGAATATGAAGATTTTATCGGGAGTTACAGAAATGTATATCCCGATGATTTTTGTGAACATATAATCAATTTTTTTGAAGAAGTAGAAAACGGTAATAATTGTATTATTCAAAATAGGCAAGAAGAAGATTCAAAAATGCCTAAGTATAACAAAGACGATAAGTTCATGTTTTTGGACTTAGCTGCTCTCCAAATTCCTCGATGGAGAAATAAATCTACGATTAGTATGATATGGAAGGGACTTCAAGTTTGTTTCAGTGAATATGTTAAAAAATATGATCATCTTTCAGATGAAAACATATCAGCACATGCATTAAAAATGCAAAGAACTGATCCTGGTCAAGGTTATCATCTTTGGCATTGCGAGAATAATGGATATGAAGATAGACATAGATGTCTAGCATTCTCAATTTATCTCAATGATATTGAAGATGCAGGCGAAACCGAATTTCTTTATTTGAAAAAAAGAATTAAACCAGAGAGGAATATGTGTACTATTTGGCCTGCTGGTTTTACTCATACTCATCGAGGCAATGTTGTTCATGGAACTAAATCTAAATATATTATAACTGGTTGGTTTTATTACATCTAAGATGACACATTACAGCCGCAGAATCATGCAATCAGGATCTCTATTAGCGGGATCGGTTACTTTTAATGCTCCTGGTACTTTTACTGCTCCTCCAAGATTAAAAGTTGCCAGTTTAAGTGGATATGGTGGAGCAGGTAACCCAGGCAATCCTGGTAATGCTGGAAATGCTGGTAATGCAGGTACTGGAAATCCTGGAAACCACGGTGGTGGTGGAGGAGGCGGAGGCGGTGGTGGTTCCTGCTGTGAAGGTGAAAAATCAAGCAATAATAGTGCCAGTGGAGGCAATAAGGGCGAAAGCACTTCAAACCCTGGCGGTGGTGGAGGCAATGGCGGCAGTAAAGGAAACGCATTTAACTTTGGTAGGGACTGGGAATATAATAACAAATATACAATATATGCAGGTGCTGGTGGTGCAGGACAGGCAGGACAGTCAGGAAACCAAGGCAATAAAAGTGACGGTGGAACCGGCGGCGCTGGTGGTGCAGGACAGGCAGGAAATGTAGGAGAATCTACTACATTTGGTAGTTATAATTTTGCTGGTGGACAAGGCGGACAAGCGGGTAGCGGAAACCCAGGCAATCCTGGAAATCCTGGTAATAAGGGTAATGCTGGTGGCGGCGGCAATGGTGGAGGAGGCGGCGGAGGCGCATACGTTTCCTATAACAACTTCGGCAATGATGACTATAAAATGGATGGCGTAACCAAAGGACCAGCTGGTAGTAAAGGAAATCCTGGTGGTAACGGTGGTAATACTGGACAACGCTTTTGGAATGATCGTGGTAACTGTGCTGGAGGAAATGGTGGATCTGGTGGTCCTGGTCCTGGTGCTGCTGGTAAGGGTGGCAACGGTGGTGACGGAGGTGGTGCCAATGGTAATGATGATAGTGGTGATGGTAAAGCAGGTGGCGGTGGAGGCGGCGGTGGCGGCGGTGGTTCGCAACGCAACACCGGCAACCCTGGAGAGGCAGGATCTCCTGGATCAAGCAATCCTGGAAACCCAGGAAATCCTGCCAATCCCAGTTCTTACTCAGATATTGCTATAGTTCCATTCAATGATTATAGTGTCACAGTTCCAAGTGGTGGACAAGTAACCATTGAGTGGGATGCTCAATAAATAATCAAAACCTGTTTGTTTTAGTATGGAAGAAATGAACAAATCCGCAGAACTCGAAGCGGTAGAAAAACAAAAAGAGTTGTTAAACGCACAGATTGAACTTGAGAAACTTAAGTTCGAGATGTATGACATCAGAGCTGCTAAAAATAGAGCACGTAGTATTTCTGTTGGTGCTGCAAATGGCGGAACTATAGAAATTTCAATGCGTGGAGATTCAAATGATCTGTATATGCAACTCAATCCAACTGAAGCGGTTGAATTGTTAAACTCTCTTGCTGCTCAATGTGGTTTAGATATTGCCACTAGACCCAAGGAAGATTATGCTACTTGGAGATCCTGGGATCCCAGAACACTTCCCGAAACAACACATATAGGTCTCGGTTCTTGGCAACTTAATGATAGATCAAGAGAAAAACTTATTGCTAAAAAAGAGTTAGAACTAGAACAAGTTCGAGTAGAAGAACCACCCAAACCACTATTGCCTGATAACAATGAATCTGAGTGAACTTTACATTATTGTTGATAATCACCAAAAAGAAATAAGAGGAGTATTTCAAAAACAACCAGAAAATTGGAAAAATATCTGCACATTTCCTGGACTAAGTGATGAAGAGAAATCTGATTTATCTTGGGCAGGACATGATGGTGTAGGTTTTATTCGTGGTGAATCTCTAAAGGATTACTCTTGCAGTGATAATCACTTGGGAGAAATAAAACTCAATATAAAAAGAATGTCATCAGAGATCACTAAAGATCTTCGTGCTGAAGGTGTAGTTTTTGAAGGATACAGATTTGCCATAGATCTAGAGTCAATCGTATTTGCTAACTTCCAAAATAATAGGTGTGTCAATATCATCAAGAGTCAAAATGATTATCACAAATTCAGTAGAGATCAAATGTTTACTCTTGTAGAGAGAATGAACCGCAGATTTGATGAACTATTAGAACAAGAGATAGAATTTTTTAGACAAATTGATGAGTGTTCCTCAGTATATGAATTGAGTCAATTAAGTTATGGTATCTGACTATTTTAACTATGATGTAGACAGTCTGGATTATATTATTCCAGATTTAGAATTAAATCAATCTGATTCAGATGAATGGCCTTTAATGTCATTTAATAATCCAACATATGTAACAGTTCCTGATATTTTTTCTGAAGATGAAATCAATAGAATTATATTTACAGGAAAACAATCTAATGGTCATTTAGGAACTGTTTTCTCAAATGGTGATTATGTAGTTGACTCTGAAGTGAGAAGATCTAAGGTTTCTTGGTTAAAACCAAATTCATTTAATAGTTGGTTGTATGAAAAATTGACTCGTATTATCTGTGGAGTCAATGATTCTAATTGGGAATATGATATACGTTCGATACAAACATTACAGTTTGGTGAGTATCACTCAGAATACAAAGGATATTATAGACCACACTTAGATTCTTTTCTAGGAAATAATGTAACTGTAACTCAAAGAAAATTAAGTTTCTCAGTTCAATTATCACACCCAACTTATCAAGGTGGTGATTTATTTCTAAACGGCGGATCAGATATAGCATCAAAAGACAGAGGATCCATAACTATATTCCCCTCACATACCTTACATGAAGTGACACCAGTAACTAAAGGAATTCGTTATTCATTAGTTGGTTGGGTTATTGGAGATAAGTTAAAATGAACAAAATAATTAAAGGATTTTTAGGATTAGAGTTCAGTAAGTTTGCTGAACAATATTTTATCACCAGATTATCCTCTGGTAAAGATGTTCAGTTTGGTTCTGATGCAAATACAAACCATGGAGGTATGAATATCTATGGAGATCCTTTCACTGATACGATTCTAAAACTATCTACAGATCATATTTCATGTATGTTAGGCAAACATTTACTACCAACATACACTTATGTGAGATTTTATCAGAAAGGTGATGAGTTAAAAGTACACACTGATAGACCAGAATGTGAATACTCTGCAACTCTTACTCTAGCACATCCTTCAGATCAACCACTGTCGCCAATTTACTTTAGTAAAACTCCTTCAAAAAATGGTGCTGAAAGTTTTACTCTAGAGAGAGGAGATCTGTGCATTTATGAAGGTTGTAAATACTATCACTGGAGAGAACCTATAGAATCTGATTGGTTACTTCAATGTTTTATGCACTGGGTTGATGCAAACGGACCCAATAAAGATTTACTATTTGATGGAAGACCTTCTCTGGGACTACCTAAATAAAAATGTCTGAGTTACTTATTATTCTCTATCATGGCAAAACCAACAGAAACTACTGGTGCTGATGTCGAAGGTATGATCACTGATCTGACATCGAGACTTGAAGCACTTCGCGAAGAACTGCTCGAAACCGAAAGAGCATTTAACACTAAGAAAGAAGAATTCATCAAACTGTCTGGTGCTCTAGAAGCATTACATACAGTCAAAGGATAATCTTTGAAACTCCACAGAGTTATTATATACATTATTAGGGGGGTGTGTCAATATTGACTATCCCTCTTTTTTTCTCTATACTGTATTACTATGCGTTTTATCCGTAACTTGTTTAGAAATAAGAAGAGGGATAGTGAGTTACCACAACTCCTTGACGGGAACGATTATCCAGACTTTTGGACACAGATTGAGGGTTTCAAAAAGTTTGCTGAGTCTGTCAATCAGGGTACTAAAGAAGGCAAAGGTATATTAGTATCTGAAGAGATAAGCAAACTTAGGATTGAAGAGTGTGGTCGTTGTGATTATTACGATAAACAACAAAATAGGTGTAGGAAGTGTGGATGTTATATGAAAGTTAAGGTAAAATTTATCAATACATCGTGTCCCATAGGTAAGTGGTAATATGTGTGGATTTGGACTAGTTTTCTCAAAAAAAGACAAAATTCCTCACAATCTTATCAAGATCGCTGAAAATGATTTAGGACTTCGTGGTCCCTCCCATGCAACACATTACATGGGAGATGATATTTACATGTATCAATCTGTCTTGGCGATTCAAACAGAACCAGATCGTGATGATGGGTTTGCTAGTCTACCTCAGAACTTTGATGTAACTCTCTATAACGGGGAGATATATGATGAACATGAGTATGATAGTGACATCGAAATGTTGCAGAAGTGCAGTTCTAAACAACTGGTTCTGGGTCGATGTGATGGAATGTTTGCTGTTGTTCAGGCACAGAGACAGGGACAATGGTTAGATATTACTGCCCTGAGAGATATTCAGGGAGAGAAAAGGATCTTCTATTATGATAATCCCAGAGTCTTAATTCTTGGTTCTACGCCATCATTCATCCTCAAAGTTATGGAGGAGTTTGATGAACCAGTGACCTTGAATGAGGTGGCACTGAAAGATTATTTTGTAACGAGACATTATATCTCAAACTCCACTGCAATCAATGGGATCTATCAAGTACCCCCAGGTGGTAAGTTTCACTACAATAAGTATTCTTCAGTCACACAAGTGTGGACACCTAGGAAGTATCTGAACTCAGAACTTACAAGAGAACTAAACAAGACAACATCAGGACAATACACACACTATCTTGAAGAGTTACTGATAAGAACTCTCAAGAAGATGCAGTCAAGTGTTCGTCCACATGTGAACGTCTATTCAACAGTATCTGGCGGTACAGATTCGTCGATAGTTACTAAACTACTGGAGAACATTGGTACTCAGTTAGTACGAGGGATCACACTTACGTTTGATGAGAAAGATTCGGTTTCTCTGTTCGCTGATAAACTGTTCGATAAACTCTACACAGGTCAGTTAGTTAGGAACATAGATCGTGATAGTTATTATGAGTCTTACCTACAGACTCTTAAGTTATGTTGTTCTCCCATACCATCGCATGATTTTGCCTCTGCAAATCTACTGTATGAGATGTTAGAACCTGGATCAATTCTCTATGGTGGTGAAGGTGCAGACGAATTATTCCTAGGATACAAATACTATCAGAATTGTGTACGTTCAGAGTACACCATGGCAGTAAGAAATAACTTCAAACTATCATTCTCTGAGAATATACAGGAAGACTATGAGTATGCCTTCCAGTTCTTCATTGATAACCTATACTCTACAAAAGATGCACACATTAAAGCATGTTCCTTTGTAGATTTCTTCCACCAGATGCCTAATGCCACTCTAATGTCTGGAGATTTGATTGGTTCTAGTCATGGAATTGAGACCAGGACACCATTCACACGCAAAGATATTGTGACCTATGCAATCAATTCTCCACCATATCTGTTAGAAAACAAGAGACCACTCGGTAAAATCTTCGAGAATCACTACAAACGTAGACCATACGCTAAGATTGGATTTAGTGGGCATCCTAATGAAATGTATCGTTACTTAGAGAATGGCATTGACAAAAGTTACGACATCTACGGAAGTTATGTCCAGTCTCCATACAACGACAGAGATACTGAGTGGAAGTATATAAACACTGAGTTTTTCCTTGACACATTTTGCTTTACGCCCTAATATGTGTGGGTAACTAACAACAAATCAATGACCCCTGAAAAGTTTCAACTGCTCCGTGATTGGGTCCGAGCAGAAATTCGATCTGTGATTATCGAAGAAAACAAAGGAAGTACCGCGACATATTGGAGTGAAACTAGAGACGAGAAGGACGCAGTTCGTGAGTCCGATAAAGCATTCTTGCGTACTGTTCAAGCATTCTGTGGTGGACAAGTAATCTTGTGAGACCTAAGTTTTCTAATGAGTATTACAAGGTAGGATATTACCTTGGAGATGAAAAAAGGTGGGCAGTATATTTTACGATGGAATCTGCCCAGGAAGCGATGATGAAAATGATCAAGAGAGGGCAAGAGGTGATCGGGATGGAGTCCGCGACCCTGTGTGACAGTTGATCAAAGTGTCCACTACCCTCGCCACGGTAGTCCAACCCGTGTATATTAAATGAGTCGAGGGGAGACCTGAGACGCACACCGAGAGGCAAAACAGTAAGAGGGAACGACAAACAGTTCTCCGCCTCTCACACTCATTCCTAAGTATCATGGGCACTCGTTCACGCATCGGTAAGCAACTCGCAGACGGTTCTATTCTGTCTGTCTATTGTCACTACGATGGTTATCCTGAGTTCAATGGTCGCGTTCTCCGTGACTATTTCTCCTCCGCTGATAAAGTTTCCGAACTGATCGACGGTGGTGATATGTCCTGCACCTGGACTAATGCAGGTTGGAACAATGAAACTCTTGACGAAAATGGTCCTCTCCACTACACTTCCCGTGGTGAATCTATCGTGAACAATGCACCGATCATTCACGATTCTCTGATGGATTTCATTGAGAATGGTGAAGAGTTTGGTTATGTGTTTACAAGTGCAGGTTGGACCTGTTATGATACTAAGACCTGGAGCGATACATACAAGCAACAGGTTGCAATCCCCGCAGGAGGTATTACCGATGGAAACTAAAATGATCCAAGTAAAGTATTACTTTAAGGAACATCCCAAGACTTCACTATCAGTATTCCTCAAAACTGAAGAACAAGTTAAAGCTTTCAAAGAAAAACACCCTGATTACATCTATGTCTGATCCTAAGAACTACAACGATTTTGATGAACTCTATGAAGATTTCATGGAGTCTGGCAGTGAAGAATGGTTGCTTCCTGAGTGTGGAGTGAAGGAAGAACTGGACAGGGAAACGCTTGCACTCCTCCGTTCCTTCTGATAGGATACGCAAGTCTGATGGGGTGAAGACTCTAAACTCCTCCCCACCGCGACCGACGACGATCCCGACAGGGAACAAGTCACGCATAATGCAAACTCACGGTTACTATCATCATGAAAAACCAAATCGATTGTTTGACCTTTCAACAAAAGGTTGACCTAGTTACTAGTGCAAACTCCACACCAAAAGGTGAAGGACTCTTATCTTTTGAGTTTAAGGAGATTCAATGCACAAACGTTTTGCAACGTACTGGAAACAAACTGACAAACAAGGTACGTGCTGAAGGAATTGATCAAGAAAAAGTTGCAGCATTTGTTGACCGTATCGAGAACGGTCAGTACAGGTTCATTTATGAACAACCCACTGTAAAAGATCTGGGTAACAATCTGTATGAACTGTTGACGGGTGAACACCGTTATCAGGCACACATTGCTGCTGGACGCGATACAATCTTCGTTGCAGTTGTTAAGTTTGAGACGGAAGAAGATGAGATGATCTTCCAATCAAACGAGAACAATGAAGATGATGAGTATGTGAAAGCACCTCGTACTCAGACTGATGTTATTCTTACTTTGTCCCAAATGGTTGACAAAGGTATGATTGACATCAACGACGAAAAGTCTATCAACGCTCGTCTTATTCGTCTCCAACAGAAGAGCAATGAGTTTCCTCTTCTGCGTCAACGACTCCGTGAAAAACACGGTAAGATCACACCAGTCAAGTCCTATGAAGATAAGGACCGCAGAAAGTGGTGTGAAGATAACAAACCCAACATCAAATTCTCTTCCCGTACACAGATTATTCCTGTGGATGGTATAGTCTACCAATCCAAGACTTTCAAGGGAGGAAAGGGTAAAGGTGGACTGCAAGATCTTGACTACGATCCTCGTTGTTTCTTTGATTCTTGTGAGGTTCTCCTCAACAACTCTGGTGTTCATAAAGTCCACAACATCTGTTCTGTGAACAAGTCTACTTCGGAAAAGATTCCACAGATCCGAAAGTACAAACAGGAGAAGATGATGCAGGAAATGCTTGACAGGATTCTCAAGATTGCTGATGCAGTTAAAGAGGAACGCATCTTTCCTGTTCGAGATGTTATCTTCGATTTCGTTCCTCAGATCTCTGAAGTTGACAACATGGAGGAGTTCGCATGAGTAATCGATGGGAAGAATTCGCGTTGATTGCATTTCACGCGATGAAAGGTGTCTTACCTTTCTGGACTAATGCAAACTCCAATCGTCAACGTTCAATGACACGAATCCTGTATGATCAGGTATTCTGTGCAGGTGAACCTAACAAAACTGGGTTCATCAGTGTCAAGGCAATGCAAGCAAAACGTAAGGGTAATAAGACAACAAAAGATCATTGTTTGTCTCCTCAATTTGTTGCAAGGATGGTCTACGACAATCCAGATGTTTGGTTGACTGACTTCGATAAGTTCAAGACTCTCTTCCTTAAGTGTTGTCAGACTATTGAAGTTACTTCTAAAGAGAACAACGATCTGAGTAAACTCACTGAAAACAAGGATGGACAATTCTTCATCCATGTTGCTACACACCAGAAGTATGATCACCTTGGGATTGTACTCTTTCACCAGGAGAAAGGTGTGGTCCGTGATGTCTTTGAAGATCTAGTTCCTGAAGAACTTATCAACTATGAGTCTTCCTACTTGGTCTGATAAGTAGGTCTAATCAATCAATCCCTCCGAATCCCTTGCCGTACTGCGGTGAGGGATTTATATTGTATTCATACAAACGAACGCGATCAATGCAACTCCGTCCTCACCAAGTTCGTATCCTTGAGCGGATGCAAACTTATCCTAAGGGACAAATTATTGTTCCTACTGGTGGTGGCAAAACGATGTGTATGATTCAAGATACTGCACACGTTCAACAGTCTAAGTGTGGTCACACCACTGTTGTTGTTGCTCCTCGTATTCTCCTTGCAGAACAACTTTGCAGTGAGTTTCTGGAGGTTATCACCTCTACATATACGCATGTGATGCACGTTCACAGTGGTGAAACTCATCACTTCTCTACCACCAACTCCGAGAAGATTCACGTCTTCGCTAACACTGCACGGAGTATGGGTGAAGACTGCATTATCTTTACCACCTATCATTCTCTCCATCGTGTTGTTGATGCAGACATTGAAGTAAACACCATTTACTTTGACGAAGCACACAACTCCGTGCAACGTAACTTCTTCGGTCCTACTGAACACTTTGCTGCAGAATCTGACCGTTGTTACTTCTTCACTGCGACTCCAAAACACTCCCTGACTATCAAGAAACCAGGGATGAATGACACCGCAGTTTATGGTCAAGTTCTGGTCAATGTTCCTGCACCTGAGTTGGTTGAAGGTGGTTACATTCTTCCTCCTAAAGTTGTAGTCAAACAACTGGACATGGTGCAAGATAAGATGAAAGTCTGGTCCCGTGACTGTGACTTTCTGATGCAGACTATTGATGATCAAGAGACTGAGAAAGTTCTGGTCTGTGCTCGCACTACCAAACAAATCGTTGGTCTTCTGACTGATAGTGACTTCGCACTTGAGTGTGCCAAACGTGGCATGTCTTGGATGACAATCACCAGTAAGACTGGTGCTATCATCGACGGTCAGAAAGTGAACCGTGAAGTGTTCTTCGATACTTTGAACGCATGGGGTAAAGATCCCAGCAAAAAGTTTGTGGTTCTGCATCACTCTATCTTGTCTGAAGGTATCAACGTAAATGGTTTGGAGTCGGTAATTTTCCTTCGCAACATGGATTACATTGGCATCTCTCAATCTATCGGACGAGTTATCCGTCTGGGTGACACTTCTAAGACCTTTGGATTGGTCTGCGTCCCTGTTTATGACTCTGTGGGTATCACCACCTCCAGAAAGGTTCAGGCGGTCGTTGATACCGTCTTTGAACAAGGTCAACCTGCTATCAGTGAAATTCGTCGATGAAGGATAGGTATCACAACCACAACTCCAGTATGCTACATCCAAAAACTGTGAGAGATTATATCTCTCCAGATGGGATGTGGTGTGTACTTCCATGCGGTAAAAAGTGGATGATAATTCACAACGGGAAACAACTGGAGTTAGCAACGTCATTCGATATTGCTATGCGTAAGTTAGATAAAATGAAAAAGTCGCAGTCTAAACCGCAGAGACGACCTAGGACACCTGCCAAACCAAAATCAACAAAAAAACAAAATAAACAATTACTGCACCCCAGTGGTGGCAAGGGATCTGAGAGAGTCAAAACCACGGTGAGACAGACTACCAGGAACACGCCTAAATCTAAGGGAGTGACAATCACCAAACCGTCCCGATCCACGGGGAACCCGTTGCTCGATGCCCTACAATAACTTCAGTCGCAAATGAGTGTACCTGACAAACTAATTCAACTCGGATTTGCTTACAATTCAACAGGCAATCTCCGTGGTCGGAAACAACTCCGACAGAATCCTGTACCCGATAAAACATTCTTCAAACGTGTGAATGATACATCGTTGGAGATGTATGCTCGTGGTGCTGATGACACACAATGGGAACATGTTGTTCTCAATGTAGACACCCAACAAGTTGTGGTGTCCGAAATTGTAAACTTCCAAACTATTCTCGATCTTTGATGACTACCAAAACCAAACGAGTTTGTGTCACTCCTCTGTCTCGTAAAGCAAAGAATCGCTTTGCTAATGAGATGGATCTGTTTCACACTTGTGTTGTAGAAATTGTTCGTGAACATGAGGGTGAAAAGTGGTTGTATCTTCAGTCACTGAATAAGTCTTACTATTTCTGGGTTCCTGCTAAAGGTAATACTGATTGGAAAGTGGAGCGATGATCGATGGATTTCCCCACGAACCACCAACAGACGATCATTTCTACGAGGAGGTTTGCTTTAAACGTAATGTTATTGCAATCCACCTTGTATATCGTCCTGGGTATTTGTTCAATGATCATAATCCCCATCGTACTATCTGGGGATTCTATGACACCAAAAAACAACAGTACCACGCTCCTATCAACTCCAAAAAAGTTGGTAAGGTAGTAGACATCAGGGACACAACTCCGTTCACTGCAATGCAGTTGAATCTTGATCATCTTAATCCACTTGAATTGGCATTTGTCCTATGAGTAAAAAGGTCGAAGATCTTGAACAAAGAGTTGAAGAACTCTATGACATGGTTTACATGTTGATGGAGTATGTTGACTTCTATGATGATTATATAAAGATCACACCTGATACATTTAAGACACCTAAACCGCCAAAGATTAAGTTGACATCTCGTCGATAATTTACTAAAATCATACCAAACTTTACATAGGAAAATGACATCCAAGTTTCTCTATACTGTTGATCACTTCATCCCATTTCCTCGTTCTGAGTATGGCGGAATGTGGGTTGTTGTTGCACAAAATGATGATGAATGTTTTGACTTGATTGCTGCTGAGGATGATGGATTGAACGACGACTATTACAATCGTCTGCGAGAGAATATCATCAAGGCACCAACATATGCCCTCGCTGAAGAACTTGAGTCCTGTATTGTGGAGCAGTTTACTACCTGATGGAATTATCTCATTCACAAAAGAATCTGATTTATGATGCAGTTCGTTACTACCAGATCAACAAAACTGTAGTCAGTAGTAATCTCTACAAAGAGTGTGAATCAGTGCTAAATATGTTCTATGAAGCACATATGTTTCCTCCTGCATATAACACCCAGGAGGAAGATCCTATTCCACTCGATCAGGTAGAGTTTGACTAATGGAAGAACCAAAGTTTGTAGATCACGAACAGAAAGAGAGAATTAGAGAACAATCAAAGACGGCACTTAATGTTCTCATGGCAGAGATGATCGACAACCCGAGTGTAAACCAGGATGGCAACATCCGCAAACTTCTGGATTACCTAGACACGTTGCAATCGGAGTGAGTTGTATAAAGAACCACATCTGAATGTCAAGAACTGTGAGTGTAACAAACTTTGGCATGAGTGGTACGAACAATTCAATAATAATGAGACGAGACATAAACCAGAGACAAAATTACTGAGAAGAAAGTGGTGTAAATGCGCCGATGAATTGAGTGCATTGATTCATCAGGCGTACCTGGATATGCCACACAAACCTCGTAAGATGTAGCACCCGAAAGGGTGCTTTTTTTGTGTCTAATTTTTTTTTATATAAAAAAGAACTCAAAAACGCGATAACATCGTTTTGAGGGGTGTGACTATATAAAAATTGTCACAAAGGCGCTTGCGCCGTTTCCCGCATGGTTTTATATTAAAACCATGAAAAACACACATCTCGAGCATCCCGAAGATTGTTTATTAACTTCTCGGGAAGATTTCATGGAAATGCTGCGGTTTCTCCGTTGCATTGATAATACTGTTTCTGTCAAATATGACGGTGCGCCTGCTATTGTTTGGGGTATCAATCCCGAAAACAATCGATTCTTTGTAGGTACTAAGTCTGTCTTCAATAAAGTAAAGATCAAGATCAATTATACTCACGCTGATATTGAACGGAATCACGGTGACAAACCGAGAGTAGCATCTATCCTGCACATTTGCATGGATTCGCTTCCTCGTCTCAATGGTATATACCAAGGCGATTTTATTGGTTATGGTGGTGATGATGAATATACTCCTAATTGCATTACATACAAGTTTCCTGATATAATCTCTCCAGAATCTATCGTCTTCGCTGCTCATACTCATTACGTTGGTAACACAATCAAGGATGCAGAGGTTCGCTTCGGTTTCCCCTGGGATGTGTCTCCTCCTGAAGTATATGCAAACCGACAGAAGGGTAAACCATTCGGTCAAGATCGAGTGCGGTTCCTTAACACAAACGTCACCATTTCTTCCCGTCATCGTAGAATCAACTACCTGATCAGTCTTGCAGGTGCTGCAGCAAACTTCGTGAAGTTTCCTGAGGGTAAGGAAGCAAAAGAACTGAAAGTTGCAGTCAATAAGTGCATACGAGAACAGAAAGATATTGCAGATGCAGGTATGACCAAGATGCAAACATATCTCTACAAACTTATCATGCACATCAAGGAATTGATCATGGATGGTATGATCGCAGATGAGAACGTTGTGTGTCAGTTTGAGGGTCAAGAATGTGATCATGAAGGTTATGTTCAGACGAACAGATATGGGACGTTCAAGTTAGTTGATCGTCGTGCATTTTCCTATCGAAACTTCACCACTGCCAAAAAATGGTTGGACAAGGGAGCAACGATAACATTTCCCATGGGGGACAGTTGATCAAAGTGTCCACCAGACGCGCCAGGCGCGCCTGTGGCATGTATATTAAAAGGGTCAAAGGGATTCATTCATGACTGTCATTCATCAACCTCGCAAGATCAACAACACAATGTACGATATGCCCACGGTTGATGGTCTCGACCGTTGTGAAATCAACACCAAACTGCATTACCTGAATGTGGAAATGGACAAACTTAAAGCACAACAATCTGCACTGATTGCCATGCGTGATCAACTCGATCGACATGCAGAAATGCAAGAACGAGCACAGAACGCTGACAATCTGTTCGACGAAATGTTCGGAGGTTGATGACAATGATCTTTAACGTAACACAAATCGAGTTCGACTTCACTGATGATGAAGAGGGCGATGTTCCTCTTGATTGTCAACAACAAACGATCGACGATTGTCTGGGTCCATGGGAAGCAGATGATGAAGATGATCTAGTTGAAGAGATCACATGTGCCGCAGGTTGGTGCATCAAATCCATCGATTATCACCGCATTTCAAAATGACTTACTTGCAACTGTTGGAGCAACTTCAACTGTGCTCCAAAGAGACGCTACAACAGGATGTCACAGTTTATGACATTTCCGAAGATGAATTTGTCCCCGTTTCAGAAACACATTACACCGATGAAAATTCGCAAATTCTTGACCCCAAACACCTCTACATCGCTTTTTGATGAGATCGTGAGGTTAGATCGTTCCGTTGCTAAACTCGAAGCAAGTAT